GGTTCTTATCATCCTGACGACGAAGTTCAGGAAGTTCAATATCACTATTCAAAAGATTGGTACTTGCATACCTTTGCGAAAACTCTTGAAAGGTGAAACTACGATGACGTAATACTTGAGCTGCAATACCTCTTGTAGTCTCAATCTCCATAGACATAAATGCCTGTTCAAAGATAGACCAATGTTGATGTTTGATACAGTATGCCAATAGCCCAGCAAACTTTTCGTTGTCCTGATTACTTGGATTGGAAACACGAGCACAATATGCAATGTGCTTTTCTGCATCAGGTGTTACTGAGATTAGTTTGGCTTGATTCATCTTTTTTACTAGACTTTAATTGTTTTCGTTCTTGTTTAACTCTTTCGACATAGAGTCGTTCACCTTCACTGAAAAGTTCAGGATGTTTGAGGATGTACTTGATTGCCTTTTTTGTTTTCATGATTGAAATATGTATTGAAATAAGAAACTATTCCATTACTTAATTGATTACCTTGTGAAACCCAAGTGTCTACACATTCATAGATGTCTTGAGTACTATATGATTCTTCTTCTATCTTGGTTCTTCCATACTTATTTAACAGGATACCAAGACACTGCTGACGAAGTTTCATTCGGTCTTCAGAGTATCTCCAATCATCATTCATCATCTTCAAATACCTCATCGTAATCTGGAAGGGGAGGAAGTGTTTCCTCAAGTTTTTCTGTGTAAGACTTAACATCAGAATACACTTCTGATTCTAATGCGTCAACTAAAAGTCTGAGATTTCTTGTGATAAGTTTAAGTTTATCTTTTTCCATAAAAAAAGGGAGACTTGTGTCTCCCTAGTCTATCAGATAATTGAACTTGTGACAAGTGTCACTTGTTGTAAGTACGACCACGGTAACAAAATGTACCATGGGTTTCACTTGACTTCACGCAACGTGTATCATACTCAACACCACGATATGCAGTGTGATTGATTTGTGCGTCATGAAGGGCAGATGCTTTGTTGATCTGCTTCTTGATCATTTGAAGTGTGTTCATGAGTTTACTCCTAAAGTAGTAGAGGGTTTTAATCCCCGTTCCTTCAGTCGTGTGCGTCCCTTGAAATACAACCCATACCATGTCTTCCTAAAAGATTTCGAAGAATAGTCTTCTTATCCTTTTCGGAAAGGTAAGGGTCTTCCATCACAACTTCTGCAACCTCTTTCACATGTTGACAAGGCATAACATACTCGCCAGCATATACTGGAGTTGTTAGAAGTAATAAAGGTATAAGGAATTTCATGGGATGAACGATTAAAGTGATTTTTTCCAGCGACGAATAGAAGTATGAGATGTTTGATAAACTTCTGCAAGTTTTCTAATAGGTAAAGATAAAATAGATTCATCTTTACTTACATCTTTTAGAAAGTCATCATACATTTTACCTCTGGTATATGTTATGGATTTAGTAGTAGCGTATTCTTTTGGATTACGACTTCTACCTTTCCACCACCCAGAAGGAATGTCATTCTCATAAACTACTCGTTCATTTTTACCATCAGTAACACGAACTTTACCAAAACAGGGATTGCCTCTACCAATTCGTTCTCCCTGAGAACAGAAAGAAAATGAAGAAGATGTTTGCTTTGCCCTATTAGCAAAGTGAGGATTAGTATCAACTTGATAAAACTCATGGAGTTTTACTTCCGCTTCAACTGCTTCCTCTCTCGTAGCATGTTCGGTAAGAATGATTTTAGAGGAAGGATTAAATGTTTTGTCTCCATAGGAACCAAAATAATTATCCTCCTCCACTGAATTACACTCACATCCTCTACTACCAATGTAGCCTCTCCCAAAGGGTTCGTAAGAGTAGTAAGTGTAGTAAATCATTCTAATTCTCCGTTCCGCGACTTACTTGCGTCCGATTTCTCGGATGAACGACAGGTCTATTGTAGACCACTGTCCCTATTTAGTCAAGGGCACCGTATTCTTCACCTTCCTTAATCAACTCAGAGACATAATCCTCTGTCCCATCAAGGGTCTTGACTGCAAACAGATTTGACTTCTGATATTTTTTTATCTTCTTATACTGTTTAAGTAATGTTTGAACTTGATCAGGGTTCATATCGATACCCTCAAGTTTAATATCGAATCCGTTACTCATTTCTTTTTCTTCTCTTTCTCTTTAGGTGGTGGGTTACCCCATAGTTTAGGATTGATTCTACCTTGAGCCTGAGTTATATTTTTAAATTCACTACGATAGTTATCCCAATAGTGGTCAAAAATATCAACCTGTTTTGCTGCCATTACAATATCAAAGTGTGTCATACCATCTTGAGTATACTCAACGAGATATGCACTGGTAGGTAGACTTCTATCTTCAGCCAGAGTTGGATCACAATCTGTCTGAATAATCTTCATACTAGCACTCAAGATCTTCCACCCCACTGAATGTCTGGGTATGCAGATTCTACTACACCTTTAGTGATTTTATACTGACTTCCCAGAAGTTTATCTTTTACAAGACAAAGAAGATTTGCTTCAGTTGGATGAAGAACTTCAAGAATTTGAATGAACATAGACTCTCTACGAGTTTTCGAGAGACTATCGTTACCACCTTTCACAAAGTGATAAAGGTTTCTATATTCCTTACGAAGAGAACTGTGATCTGTTCCGACAGGAACATCATTCTTCTCAAAAGGAACTTCACCTTCAGGAAGCATGGACACCACAGTGTCATCAAAGTTCCAAATCAAAAGTGTAGTTACTGCGTCACAACGATATTCCTTCAGTGCTTCCACCTTTTTTGCTACGGTTCTTTGTGCAGAAACGTATTCAAAAATTTCATGAATGAATGGATTAGGTGGAAGTTTCTTTGGTGTAGTAACTTTTTTTGTTGATGTAGCCATGGTTATTAATAATTTTATTCAGTGTACAGTATTTATTTTAGGGTGTCAATGTTCCTCAGTACCAAAATCTTCTGGAGTGTTATCAAACCTTACTGCAAGAATATCATCTGCAATAATCTGTCCGTTCTCATCAAACATTTCTGGATGAGTTGGAATAAAGGTAGAGTTCCTCTCAATAACATATTCTTTAAGTAGGTATCCTATCACTCCTCCAACCAGTAAAAACATTACTGAAATAACTGTGGATAGGGTCAATGTAACTGCTAACATTTTAGTCCTCCGTTTTCCTTATATCAAAGGAGATATCTAAGAAAAAATGAAACTCTCTTTTAAAGAGAGAGACCATCTTTCCAAACTTGACTTGAAAAGTTTTTGGTTGTTCCCTCCTGTTTTTATTTCTAAGAAGAAGTTCAAATCCCCGATTCATTTTCGGAGATGACTTATCGTTATTTAGAAGTTCTTCCCTTCCTTCCTGGTCTTTTGTCATTCATATACCTACATGCATCAGTAATGATACTCTCAAGATAATTTTTTATTTTACGGGCCTCAGGTTTTCCAAGGTGACCATACCCTTCTCTCAACTGTTTGTGTAAACTGTCGTCACCACCTTCTAAGTATCCTTCAAGGTCTAATATGATACTCTTTATCTCTGCCGCAGTACAACTCATTAAGAACTCTTCTACGGTGGTTCTGGTAGATTTATTACTCTTCAGATACTCGTACATATTCAACATAAACTTACCTTGAAAGGCGTAGTCTATCGTATGTTCGACAGCATCGTAGAGATCTAAATCCATCAGACCAAATTATTTTCTCTCAGGTATTTAACAGTTTCGGCACATCCACCAAGGTTTTTACCATCTACAGTGATCTGTGGGAAGGTAGAACCCTCTCCAAACTCAGAGTAAAATTCTTCCTTTTCAAAGTCTCTTCCTAATTTGTACTCCACATATCGTTGTTCAGCCAACTGAAGTGCGCCAGTCACCTTTGTGCAATATGGACATCCAATTTTAGTATAGACTGCGAAATTATTTGTGCTCATAGTAGTATCAAGAATGGGATTGATAGGAGTAGAATTGAAATAACAACGCCCCCTGCAATGTCAAACAGGGGGCGTAGACTGAAAGGTTCTTCAGACATGATTAACTCATCTGTGTGAATATTTATTGACCTTTAGTTTTTTCGTATAAAGAAAACTCAGCCTGTTCAGGAGTCAAGAAACCAAGTTCCTTTCTCTTCTTATTGGTATTACTAATGATAAGTGCAGCAGAAGTAATAGGGGGTGCAACAGATAGAGTGAATCCAAAATCAACCACACTCAAAGGAACAGCACCAAGTGCAACAGCAGATGCAATCAATGTGGGTTTCCAGTACTTAGTCTTTGCACCATAGTATACAGATGCTACTGGTGCCAGAAGAAAGTGTGTGATACATACTCCCCAACCACGTACAGATGCCTGACGGATTTCGTTTATCTCTTGTTGAGCTTTGAGGTAGTCAGTATAGTCCATAAAAAAGAGGGTCATTTGACCCCCTCATCATATCACTGTTCGTTCTGTTTGTAAAGGTCTTCAAGTCTTTCTCTGGGAGGTTGTGTGTCATTGTTCTTTTGTATACCATATTTCGTAATAATCTGGGGAAGGGCGTTTGCCATTCTTCCATACAGAACGTGTTGGATCTCTTCCAGTTAAATTGTAAGGATCAACACCTTCTGGGATTGGTTTATCCCAATCATCTATCTTACTGATAGATTTAATAAGGTCAATGATGGTAGGATTCTTATCCATATACTCACCATCAGAATCTACTGGTGGTGGATTGACAGTAAATACTTCATCCCACCAATCAGCAATCACATCATAGAGTTTTTGTTCGTAGTCAGTCATCAGTTGTCCTCCTGTTGTTGCTGATTTGAACTATAAATAGTGAGTGGTTTGTAACTACTTACCAAGAAGTAGCTGAAAAATATTTCTCCTTTTTCTTGGTTTGTTTAAGCTTTTTCGTTGAGTGCGACTTACAGTAACCTTCTGACCATTGCCTAGGTCGATAGTTGTATGTCCTGCGAAAAATC